TCATTCCTTCATTAACGATGACAGCCCCCCCTGACTGGATGGGGTGATTCACAAGCTCGTTAATCTTGTCCTCATTCTTGAAGTACCTACGCCTGTCCCAGAGAGAATCACCGATGAATCCCTCCCTGCGGTAGCGGTTCTCAATCATCCTCCACCATCTGGGAATCTCTGGGTCTGCCCGCTTCAGTCCTTCGACGACTTGACGGACGTCTTCGACTGAGAGGTGCGCGTAGAGGAGGTTCCCTTCATCGTCTTCGACTGAGCAGATCTGCTCGTGGATTCGTTTAGTCGAAGCAGCGTACTGCCAAGCGTAGCGTGTGTTTTTCGTGATGTCTCGGGTGGCTTTGAATGTGCCTTTGCCCTTCTCTTTACGATCACTAGGGGCGCCTTCAAGCTCCCAGATCCCTTTCCCATATACGATCTCCATCGTCTCATTGTGTGGGTCGAGTCCCTCTGCGATGACTCGGAGTGAGTGTTTAGCCTTGGCCTCTTCTGCAATCAGACGAAGCTCAAGCTGGTCCATGTCTGCGCCTACAAGCACACATCCTTCTCGGGCAACGTAGATGTCGCGAAGAGAGTACGGGATGTTCTGTGCGTTGGGATTACTCGAAGAGTATCTGCCCGTAGCAGGCAGCCGATTGTAGCTCGGATGGATTCGCGTAATCTCCTTTTCTACGAGAGGGCGGACGTAGGTGCCCAGGAGCTTGGTAACTTTCCGATACGTCCTCACGGAGCGTAGGAACTTCACTCTCTCTGGGCTCAGTCCGTAGTGGACAATCATCGTACGAAGAGTCTCGTCATCCGTAGATGGGTCTCCCGTCTTCTCTGAGTAGTGGTGAGGTGCTAGTCCCCAGTCATCGAACAGAAGCTGAGCCATCTGCCGAGTGCTCTGGGGATTGAACTTCTCAGACGTAATCTCTCTACAGATTCTAAGTTGTCGTTTCGCCTCTTCATCCAGGCGGAGTAGATGTTCCGTAGCCCGCTCTAAATCTACTGCGATTCCGTTAGTCTGCATCACAGATCCCAGAGACTGGAGAGTGTGCTCTCTCTTCACGAGGTGCTGCTGGTTCCTCTTCTTCACATCCTGGGCAAGAGGACGCGCGATTCGAGCCGTGACACTGACGTCCTTCCCACAGTAGACGTGAAGCTCCTCGTCCGTCTTAGCTTCGACTGCGGTGTGGTTCGCTTTCCAGGCTTCTGGGTTGTCCGTATAGAACGAGCCTACAAAGCCCAGGTTGTGTGGGAGTTCATTGTCTGCCAGAAGATGCAAGATGATGGTGTCGCAGGCGAGCTTAGGCGTGCTCCCAAGCCACTGCTCCATCACGAGCCGGTCGTACTGGCCCGCGTTGTGGCCGATGACAGGCACTCCTGGGTTATCGAAGAAGTCTCGGAGCAGGTCTTTGAGTTCCTTCTCTTCCCTGGGCCCAACGAGAGGAGCGCCAGTGATGCTCATAATCTCTACGACGATCGACTCTTCTTCGTTTCCGATTCCAACGCAGCGTACATTCGCAGTGAGTGGGTCGATGCCATCGGTCTCAAGGTCGTAGGCCACCAGCTTGCCAGCAGCTACAAACCTGTCCAACCATTCCCGGACCTCATGGGGATCTTTGAGGCGTACAATCTTAGGGTCTTTCCAGAGCAGCTTACCTTCGAAGAAGCGGAACGCCTTAGCCAGGTCATGGACAAACACTTCCCGGTAAGCAGACTGGTGAAGGACCATTGTGGGGTGCATGGTGTAGGCCACCTGGAGCAGGACTTCTGGGTCCCAGGGAGCCTGCACAATCTCACATCCACCTCTCAGGCTCATGATGGAGGGGTCTCCGCCCCGAATCATCTTCGCTGCTGCTTTGCCCAGGCAGATGACTTTGGTCAGTCCAGTAGCCCGGAGTTCTGCATTCAAGCGACTTCGACAGGCTTCGAGAGGTTTCAAGATTCTATCCTCTTCTGGGCGCTTGCGGTTCTTCCGAGAGATCTGGATGTTCAGCGCCTCGATGTCGTTCCTCGGAGGACGACACATCAGCGAGTTCGTGATGTGGCACTCATCTCTCCGCACACCGATTTCATCCAGCGCACGCTGTAGCTCCATCCCACCTGGGCCAACGAAGGGCCTCCCTTCGATGGTCTCGTGCATTCCAGGAGCTTCACCTAAGATGATGACCCGGTCACCTGTGTGACACTCGGGTCCCACTGGGTCATCTGAACCAGTGCTTCGAAGAGGGCATTTATGACAGAAAGAGTTCATAATCTAGAGAGTAGAGGGGGGTTGAGGCATCTGTTTGACCACGGACATGCCTCCCTGCTCCGCCGTTCTTGTCCCGAAGGACGACAGGTCTAGTCGAGGATAAATCCAAGTGGATCGTCAGAATCCTCGGTTGGGGCCTTAGTGGCGGCCTTCTTAGGCTCTTCTACGGGAGCCTCATCCGTTGCGATTGGCTGGGCTGCTGCCACCTGGGCTGCTGCCACCTTCTCCATCTGGGAGTAGTGAGCTTCCTTGATGAAGCGGTACTCTGCATAGCTGCCCTCTACAGGCTGGCCATTAGAGCCCATCGTCGGTGCGGTGTAGTTGAAGTACACAGTCTTGCCTTCAAGCTTGCTGAAGGGGAACTTCATCTTGCCTTGGAGCTTCGTCTCGGGCACGCCCGCAGAAACCAAGAAGGCCATGATGTATGGGATTGCACGCTCGCTAAGCGAGAAGCTCTCCCGATGGCGCACCCCATCAGTGCCCATGTAGACGTACAGACGATTGGAGTCTTCGTAGTGCTTGAACTCCAAGACCGTAGCCTTGTGAAGTCCGCTGGGAAGGAAGCCAAGGCCGCTTCCGCCTGCGGGGGTTTTACCAGTAAAATCGAGTTCGATTGTTACGCTCATTGTTTTTTCTCCTGCCCAATCGGGCACACGGTTAACTCACACATGTGAGGGGGTTGGGGCTGGGAGGAGCCAAGGGGAAAGGACTAAAAACCCCGACTCTACTCCCAACCCACTAAATGAAGAGCGCCTCTTCTTCCGACGCGGGGGAAGAGAATGCTCGCAGTGCATCGACAGTCTCGTAGTGTTTGAGAGTTGCACGGTGTAGCCCGTCCTGTAGAGCCCAGCGAATGTGCGGGATCTCCCGCTTTCCGATGAGCTTGTCCGAGGCAGACTTGAGTACGTCAGGCCAGTTCTCGATTCCAGCCTCTAGAATCTTCTCCGACACACCCTGGGCAACCTTGTCAATCCACTCCAATCCTTTGGGATATGGAATCTTGTAGCCTGCTGCTCTCAGGCCCTCAGCGACGTTCATTGGCGCACGGCCAGGGAACACGGACAGGCGGTCGCCCGACACGTAGTCTGCCTGGGGCTCGAAGCAGAGTTGATATTTCCAAGGAGCAGCAGTCGGCTCGAACATCGCACGTCCAATCACATCGACCATGCCACTAAACTTTTCTGGAAGCTGGCCAGGTAGTGAAGGTCCCCCGCGAATAAACTTACCGCTGCTGGTCCTTGGAGGCTGCTCGTGGCAGTTGAAGATGACGACTGTTCCCTGGGCAGTCGCTGCACGCGCAGCATCTCGGGCAGCCAGAACATCTCGGGTCAATGCGCTCCACATACCGGCGCGTCCCTTACTGCTCTCGTATTCGTTGATAGTAGACTCGACGATGAGTGAGAAGTCGTCGATTACAATCGAAGGTGTTTTCTTCTTAAGTGCCTTCTCGATCTGGGCTACTGCCTCGGGCACTGTCTTAGCTGGAAGGATGTTCAGCTTCTCGATTCCTAAGAACCTCTGGGCAGACATGAGTCCTGCCGGGTCTCCAATGAAGACTCCTCCCGCTCCTGCTGCCGCTGAGGCGACAGTCTTTCCTGCTTTACTTGGGCCGTAGAGGCAGATGAATACGCCCCCAGCCAGACCACTGCCGTGGCCATTGCTTCCATTAGTGGACATCGATTTCTCCTTACACACACTTGGGTTTGAAACTCTAACACTATCCGTCGAAACATTCGCAGTCGATTTCGATGCTTCGCTGCTCATACTTCTCAGGGTTCTTTAAAAACTCACGCCACGAAAAATACCGGCCCAGTCCCTTAATCGAATGGAGCGATGGCATTGCCCGCTCTTCCATCTCCAGGGCCCGTTGGAGAAGGTCGGGATGCTTGTCCCGCAGTTCGATGATCTCCTTCTTCTTCATCGCTGGGCAGAAGAAGCAAGAGGACTTTGGAGGAGAAGGGAGACCAGCGTCCTCGATAGCTTCGACGCAGTCTTCTCTTCCCCAGTCCCACTCAATGAGCGGGTAGAAGTAATCGTACTTGGCATCCTGGGAGAATCCCTTTGCCCGGTGAGACTCGTCAGCGTCGATGCCGATGTACTTGGCGACTACGCCTCTCTTCCAGGCAACCTTAGCTGGCCACCACTTAGAGACGAATCGCTCGCAGGGAATCTTCTTGAAGTCAATCGAGCAGCGCTTCATGCCGAAGGCAAGAGATGGAATCGTATCTCGGGTTCTGCACTTCTCTTCCAGGGTGATGGGTTCCTTCTTGTACTTCGCCTGCACGACGGTCACTTCTGGGTAGCCATTCTCTTTCAGCCAGTCTGAGAAGATAGAAACGTACTCATACGTCTCGGGCTTCTCTCCTCCTGTGTTGGCGAACAGGATGAGGTCCACGCGCATCTTGCGGCGCACTAACTCCACGAGCATCGCCGTACTGTTGACCCCACCGCCGTACGAAACGATGACAGGAATCTTAGTGAACTGGAGGTCTTCGAACTTCACTTCTTATCCGTAAGCTTGATGACATCGATGATGCGGTCAATCAGGTCTATGTCTTTGAGCCTTGCGGAGATTTCGTTGTCTCCGCAGTTCTGGAGTCGCTGCTCAAGCTCTGAGCCGAAGAAGTGCAGGGCCTCCAGGACCAGGGGCTTCTCTTCCTTTGTAATCTTGAGAAGAATCATCACACACCTCCAAAGCGACACAGGTCGTACGCATCACACTGCCCATACTTACCGAAGCAAGTCTGGTTGTTCAGGGCCATCGGCCACTCTCTCACGGGCTTCCCTTCAAACTTTGCAATCCTAGACTCGCCCTCTTCAATCACAGCGATGAAGTCTTCCAGGGCAGCAGGCGCGGGCTCAAGAGAACGACGGTCGAAATCGTAGGGCGCAGTCAGCTTCACTCGATTCACGAGTACACCAGCGAACCGCTTACCATACCGGGCATACCCAAAGAGTTGGTACCCAATGAACTGCCCGTCTAGGATGTGCTGCCGTAGAGTCTTCGAAGTAATCCGGTACGCAGACTTGTGGTCTACGATCCACACTCTCTCGTTGTGGTCCTCGATGATGAGGTCTGCCCGTTGGGTGTAGAGGTGCTTCCCTTTTCCTACTCGGGCTCTTAGCTCCTCTTCTACCGAAAGGACTTTCCAGTCCTCGCCCATCCAGTTGTTCCGGTAGGCAAAGTAGGCGTCTACAATCTGGGGAACACTGTCTCTCCACAGCGGAGACTCTTCTGCATTCTTCTCTGCCAGGGCAAAGATCGCATCCTCGGGCAAGAGCCAGTCGTCTGGGTTGCCTCCGGTCTGAGCTTCCTTGATTCGCTGGTAGTGGTGGGCCAGTGCGATGTGGAGCAGTGAGCCTTTCACGAGCGGAGAGGTAACGGGGAAGGACTTGCCTTCGACTTCCTTCCAAGCGAACAGGCGCATGCAGCGCAGCGCATTCTGGATTCTGTGCCATCCCCGTTCGGAGCGTCCGGCGTCGAGTAGTTTAGCCATGATGTACCTTCTTCTTTAGTGTGTAACAAGTGGGCCACACCTGTCAAATACTTTCTTTCGCTATCTTTGAGATTCGAGCAAGCAAACGTTCGCCCGCCCCTTCGGAGGTATCGATCCCCGCCAGCACACCTTCGATCTCCTCCGCCGCCGCGTCTTCCGCAACCTCACCGACATGCGGGAGCTTTTCGAGTAGAAGCTCGGAGACGTGCTCGTCGGCTGTGTTCCGGGCAACCACGTAGGAGACCAGCACTGGTCGCTGTTGCCCAAGGCGGGAGAAGCGTCCCTCCCACTGGATTACCTTATCTGGAGTCCAGGGCAGCATGGTGATGAGGGCGAGGTCAGTGTCCTGCAAGTCGATGCTCTCACCCCAGGCATCGCCCGTCCCGATTAGGAGGCAGGGCCCAGGATGTGCCATGTACTTGTGCCGGATGTCGTCCCGCTCGCTCGGGTCCACACCTCCGTGAGCGGCCCACAGGTCGCAGCCTTTTACATTCTGAACTGCCTTCTCCAGCCTATGGGCAAGACGGTCACAGTCGTTCCGTCGGCCCGTAAAGACCACAACCTTCTGCTTCGATTTCAGGGCATCGAGCACCCGGTCTTCGATGTAGCTGTGCTTTCTAGAAGCTGCTTCCATGAGCAGGGCCTCGAAGTAGCTGTCCTCTCCCTCCTTCTGTGCCCGCTTGATCTCTCGCTTCATAGCCGCTGGCTTGTTCTGCTCGGAGTGGGAGAGCCTCACGACTTCCCGCCTCTTCTTGGGCAAGTGCCTGTTCACCTCATCCCGCTTCACACGAACCTTGATGAAGGACAGTCGCTCTTTGAGTTCGTACTCGTTGCTCAGTCCATCGTAGGAATAGCCGTACCCGTTGTGCATCCCTTGGCAGTAGCGCATCCCGAACTGATGGAAAGTTCCCCACTGCCAGGGCTCGACCATATCGAGTTGAGTCCACAGGTCTCGAATCCTACCGGGCACAGGCGTTGCCGTCAGGCCGAGCTTGCGTCCACTCTTCTGGGCAATCCGACGCGCAGCGTCCAGGCTGTTCCCCAGTCCCTGGAATCTGACAGATCCGTCAGGTTGCACAATGGCCTTGGTGTGCTTGGGTCTCCGGAGCCAGTGGATCTCATCCCACACCACCACACCGGGCTTAAGAGCGCAGAGAGAATCAGCCCAGTACTTCAGGGTTTCCCACGCAGTGATGTATAGCTTTGTAGAAGATGGCTCAACGCGAGGCGCAGACTGGCCCAAGAGAAGAACAGGTTCGAGATGTGTGTACCTCTCGCACTGCTCGACCCAGGTTCCACGGGCTGCGGCCTTCGTTATGATGAGCCTCGGCCCGCTACAGGCAGCCGCGAATGTCAGCCCCACGAGCGTCTTCCCCGCCCCTGGAGGAGCCCAGGAGTGCGAGCCAGAGAGAGCCAGGGCTTTGCCGAGCATCCGCTTCTGGTGAGGCTTGGCGAATCCGGAGAGGTCTCCCCGCATGAGCGGACCCGACAGGGCACGCTCTACGACGTGAGCTTCTACGATTGGGTCTGGTGCTGAGTAGCCGAGCACAGACTGTGCGTTCATAGGAATGCGATAACCAGAGGAGTTCTTGTTCTTCCAGATTCCAGGAAGCTCTTCCATCTCGACTGGTATCGCCCGAGAGAAAATGAATGGGCGATCCATGATTTGTCCTTTCGTTTAGCCGGGTAGCTCGACGACCTTGCTCTCTTTCTTCTGGGCAGAAGGGAGACCGAGGTAGCAGTCGATGCCTTTGCCTCCAATCATCATCCGCTTCGTGAAGACTCGGTCGAGTTGCTGGAAGGCTAATCTAAGATTTGCTTCTTGCCTTACGTCCCTTCGACCACGGCGTTCACACCAGGTAGCGTAGGAACCATACAGGAGTTCACAGGGCACAGCCTTCTGGATGACTGCTTCTCCCACTCGCATGAACTCTGGAGGAGCCGGGTAATCTGTGATGATCGTGGCTGCTCCGTGATGCTGAACCAACAAGACAAACTCATCGATGGAAGAGCGAGAAGCTTCTTGGAGAAGCTTGCGTGCCCGCGTAGCGTACGGGCGTGCGATAGTTTTGTAGTCCACAGACAGTGAGTGGAGGTAGTGACTAAAGCCTTGGACCTCTTCCATGAAGGTCGTAGTGTACTTGCCAGTCTTAGGATTGAAGCATTTGGAGAGCATCCGCCGGTAGTCCGGGTCTACTCCCTTGGGCACAAGGACGGTGAACCTGCGGTCATCCTCTTCAATCATCAGAGGCCGCCGCTCGTTCGACGTCATGTACCAGGTCATACGATTCTCTACTTCTGTCCGGGCAGCGTAGGGAGCCCGACAGGGCACACGGTCATCCGTGACGTACGCTTTCAGGGAAGCAATGACATCGTTGTCCCTTCCCCCGATGCCCACCTCGTCGGCCAAGACCAGTAGCTTAGTGACGAAGTTAGCGTTGAAGGAGTCTCGCAGTGAGCGGTTGGATACGATGGCGCTGTTCCTCTCTCCGATAATAGAAGCTAGGATCCTGCCGTACATCGACTTGCCGATTCCCTGCTGAGGAGAAAGACAGAGCACAGCAACCATCGAACGGCGCTCCGGGTGCTGAACCACAGCAGCACTCCAGTGCTTGAGCCACTTCTTCAGGTCATCGTCTCCCGCACTCAGGATGTCGAGGATGCGTTCGATGCGAGGGAAGTCTCCGGGAGACGCTTCGATTTCAGGAGGAGCGTACAGGTTCAGGAGAGGACCATCATCACTGGGCACAATCGCACCTCGTGATGAGTCGCAGTCGAATCCATAAACCTGACGTGACAAGATGTGGTCCACCAAAGCTTGAACGTGCTTCATTCCGAGTTCGCTCTGCTGGAGTTTACCAATCAAGTGACTGACCACGGTGTCTTTTCGGAGCGGACTTTGAATCTGCCAGGCTCCTCTTTCTCTCCGGTAGAAGACTCCCTGGGGAAAATTGAAGGACAGATTAGTCTCAACGTAAGACATGAAGGCGTCCGAGACTTCAGTCAGGGTCTCCTTCCTCTCTTGGAGAGAGCGCGTACGCCTGGGCTTCTTCTCTTTCTTCTTCTTGCCCCCAAGCCAGAACTGCTTCTGCTCATGGGCATGGTTCTCGCTGGTACATTGCAGGAATACCCGTTCGTCTTTGCACACGCGGAGGAAAGCACTACCGAAGGATGCGCCTTCCTGGAACGGACATGCACACTTGTATTTTCCTGGGCCTTCCTCGATGAGGTCTTTAACCGTCTGCTCCTCTCCCCACTCTGAGGTCGAGAGCTTGGTTTCTTCTGAAAGGACTACGCCTTCCTCGGTCGAGTCGTTCTTTTCTGACATCAATGAATCCACACACAAAGGGGGTAGCGTGATGTCCAGGTAGCTCTCGTACGACGAACCCGTCTTCCTAATCGGCAGGGCATAGTGTCTGGAGAGGTCATTGCACTGACCATCAACACCTTCTGTGTAGCCTATCAGAGATAGCGCCGCTTCCCGAGCAAT